GAAGTTAATACTTCGTTTGAGCTTAAGATGACGGAAAAAGAATGGAATGCACTTAGTGTAGCCTTCAAATATGCAAAGGAGAAATTTAAAGTTGAAAAATTTGAACCGATGGCATTTGAAGATGTGATCCCACATTTACATAAGGACACTTCCGCTGGTTTCTCTTTTCCGAGTAAAAGCAAAGGTCAAGTGTTAGAGCAAGCCCTAGCTCTCGCAAATGATAATGCACTTAAAGTCCGTATGGGACAACCTATCCATGTACCACCATGCAAATTAGCATCTCGTGGGAAGCTTAGGAGCTTTGATGAAGCTAAGAAACCTCGATTGATTTACTCTTATCCAGTAGAACAATTGATTATCGAAGCATCATATGCCATTCCGATGAGTGAGCAAATGAAGTATAAGACTGATGGAATTATGTTATTTGGAAAGAATATCATACCAAGGTTATACCAAACAGTGACTAAGCGTTACTCGAGGTCAAACACTACATTGCGTAGTGATATCAGTGGTTTTGATTCTTCAGTCCATCAAATGATGATAATGCTTGCATTCCTAATTGTGGAGCAAAATATCGATTTTGAGCGATGGGATGGCAAACTTCTGTCTCAGTCAAAGATGAAACGTTGGTCGAGAGTGTGGGAATATGTAAAGTACTACTTTATACACACACCGGTGATGTTACCATCAGGTAAGATCGTCCAAAAGCATGGAAAGGTACCATCAGGAGGTCAATTCACTCAAATTATTGGTTCAATCGTGAATACAATGTATTTGATCATGATGTCAGCTCTTCACGAGCATCATGTCGTAGATTTACGAGTATTAATTGATGACGGTTTCATGACCATCTTTGGAAAACCAGACCTATCGTTATGGTCCGAGAGTCTGCTACGGATTTTTGGTGTCAAACTATCTGTTGATAAAACAAAAGTGTTCGAAGGTGATGATCCTAATAAGACATTTCTTGGATACCAGTTTGATCACGGATTGTTAAAGCGAGAAACAAAAGATCTATTTCTGAATATACTTTATCCTGAACGTGAGATAGACACAGTGGAGAAAAGCTTTTCAAGGTTGATTGCATATATGTACCTAGGTGGTGCTAATGACATCAGGTTTGTAAAGTTCTTCGTACATTACCAGACAGGATACTACATTGATGCTGATTCGCTTCTTCAATTGGATTACGACTTGAAAGTTAAAGTAGAAGTCTTAGGGTACCCGATCCCGAAAAAGAAAATTAGAGAGTATAGAATGAGAGAATTCGTTTTTCATTTAATGGCCGAACATTAAAGAAACGTAAATATAATTATAATAATAATTAAA